CTAGCCAGCGTTTTAGATGTTACAGCCATTAGTTACTGTATCCTTTCTTAGAGTGCGCCCATTACAACAAGTACTGGGTCGGTTCCTGCATCAATAGTAGCACTGCCTCCAAGGGAAACAGGAGTACCATTGAGTGTAATGCTTGAATTAGTTAAAGATGCATTACCAATATTAGATAAAGTGTTATTTGCTCCGCTAATTGTTTTGTTTGTAAAAGTTTGAGTTCCACTAGTAGTTGCTACAGTTGAGTCAATAGCAATAGTTCCAGTAGTTGTTATTGTTCCGCCACTTAATCCAGTTCCAGCAGTAATACTAGATACTGTTCCAGTGCCAGCAGCAATCCATTGAAGTCCTGTTGCTGTAGTAGAAGCAACAGATAAAATGTATCCGTTAGTTGATGCGACTGTTAGTTGGTCAAAGGCTTGTGCCCCTGTTCCTACTAGTAAATCACCCTTTGCATCAAAGGATGCTGCAACAGCAGCAGCAGCACTGGCTGCAGAAGTAGCAGCAGAGTTGGCACTGGTCAGGGCAGATGATGCAGATGTTGCAGCGCTTGATGCGCTGGTAGCAGCAGCCGTTGCACTTGCTGCAGCAGATGTTGCTGAAGTTGCAGCAGCGGAGGCTGATGTAGCCGAAGATGTAGCCGAAGTTAAAGCCGATGAAGCCGATGTACTGGCTGAGTTAGCCGAGGTTAAGGCAGAAGAAGCAGAGGTGCTAGCCGAAGCAGCAGAAGTTGCGGCAGCAGCAGCGGAGGCTGTGACTCCTGCTTCACTGGCTGCAGCGCTAGTTGCGCTAGTAGCCGCTGCTGTGGCAGAAGCCGCTGCAGAAGTAGCCGAGGTTGCTGCGCTTGTAGCACTTGTGGCTGCTGCTGAGGCACTCGTTGCCGAGGCTGTGGCGCTATTAGAGGCACTTGTAGCACTGGTAGCAGCAGAAGCAGCGCTTGTAGCAGCCGATGCTGCCGAAGTGGCTGCAGCCGTTGCTGAGCCTAGGATGGCATCTACATAATCCTTCGGCGTAGCCGAGGAGGCAGACATACCTGCGCTAGATAGACCAGTGATGACAGGGCTACCAGAGATGGTAGGGCTGGTCAGAGTCTTATTGGTCAGGGTCTGGGTAGCATCAACAATGACTACCGTACCTGTGGTATTAGGTAGGGTGATTGTATTATCCTGAGTAGGGTCAACTACAGTCAGGATAGTTTCATAGTCATCAGCCGTAGCACCCTCAAAAGATATGCTTGCAGCAGCAAGCGGGGTACCAGTAAAGGTAGGGTTAGAAATTGTTGGGCTAGTAAGAGTCTTGTTAGTAAGAGTCTGTGTTTTGAGTGTACCTACTACATCACCTTCACCAGATGCAATGCCGTGCATTGACTGGGCATTACCATCGCCATCATTGTAAGAGGCAGAAGCCTGTGTATGTAGATTGGCATCACGGTAATCTCTACCGATAGCCATATGTCTTACTACTGCACCTGCTGAGTGTGACTGTGCAGATGAACCATCAATGGCTCGGGTGATTGTAAATGTATTGGTAGATACCGCCGTAGCATCTACAATTTCTTCAAGAGCAGTATCTACATCTATGACTAAAGTGAAAGTTCTGCCTGATGGGATTGTTACACCACCAAGTAAGGCTGTGCCTGATACTACTGTCATAGTAGCAGCACCTGCGGTTATAGCACTAGTCAGTGTTGACTGTTGGCTACGGGACGAGTATTGACGTGTTGGCATTTATGTTCCTATCGGGCGCTGTAATGAAGTCGTGGGGGATATTGAGTCTGTTGCTTTGTTCTTTCCTCGTTAAGGCGTTGAGTATAAAGAGCAAACAACTGACGCACTGCATTATTGCTAGCGCCAAATGGGCGCTTGGAATCAATTTCATCAGCCTGTGGGCTGTATTGAGCAGCACGGGCTGGGTCTAGATATTGTAGTAATCTGTAAGAAGCACCAAGAATTACCACATCTTTTACAGTTTCAGATAGTCCAGTCTGTGTAGAAAAGTCCTGATTAGTAGCAGTAAATTGAGTTGGATGGGTAGCATACATAACCTTAACAGTTCTACCAGCAATAATTACATCGCCAATAGTTACAGTCTGGCTACCACTGCCAGTCCAAATTCCTGGAGTAGCATCTGCGAACGGGTCAAAGTCATAACGCTTAACGCGTATCCATTCTTTAGTAGGTCCTATGTCCTGCCAAGAAATAGCAAGTATGTTTTCTATATTTAAATTATTAAAATTATATGTAGTAATGGCTGCGTTGTATGTAAATGTAGTCTGCTTAGCAGCATATATGCTGGCGCCTACGGCATCAATAGTATCGTTAATAGCCTTCTTAATACTATATCTTGGGAAGATAGGGCTAACAGTTACCTGAGTATCTACAGCAGCAGTAGCAGCAGTAGTTCCAAGATAGCCACGCCCATAAGGGGCGACAGTAGCAGTGTTAGCAACACGGTCTACGCTATCTATCCAGAGTAATTCATCACCAATTTCAACAACACCTTTGCCAAAATCAGTAGTTGAACCAAGGCTTAATATGGTAGGAGATGAACTAGGTGATGTTAATGTAGTAACAGCAGCAGTTAAGTGTGTACTTCTATCCTGTTGGAAGGTGTATCCAGATAGGTTAATCTTAACTTCATCTATCATTTCGGCTAATGTAACTGTCATACGTCAATGCTCCTTAACGCATCAGTAGGGGAAAGATTGGTAGTTCCTGCAAGTTCATTACAGATACCACCAAGAGCCTTAAAGTCTTTAGGCTGACGGGCACTATCTGCTTCTAAATTTAATGCACCAATAAGTGCTTTACCTGTTGTCCCTGCGTATTTGTTGGCAGCACCAGTAGCAGCCAGGTATGAAGTTAATACTGGATATGTTCCACTATTTCCCAAGCGATTAAGTTCGCTTGTAAATGAACTACCTGCTGTACCTGTCGCCATTATCTATACCTAGCCGTTTTCTTTGCGATTGATTTTGGTTGTTTAACAAACTGTTTACCTTTTTTATTACCTTGGGCTTTTGCTTTATTAGTGGCAGACTTCTCAGCAGGAGTTAGATTAGCCCACGCTGCTTCAGGTAGATATCTCTTCTTACCCTTAGAAGGTTTGCCATCAGAAGTTTTCCACTTCTGCTTAGTCCAACTCTTTAAAGACTTCTGTGATTTAGCCAGTGCCACTATTTGTATCCTCCGCCTGCCTTCTTGTATTGCACAGCAAGTAACTGTGCCTTACGAGCAGACCATTCTCCTGGGTCTCCACCCTTGGAACCTGCTTTAATTTTATTGAATAGTGCTTTACGCATACCAGGCTTAGTGTAGTTGCCAGCCTCATTGACTTTAGATTTAGTCTTAGGCTTTGCTTTCTTCTTCACCACTTCACCTTATCTGCCCAATAGGCAGCACTTAGTTTACCTTTGGCAATGTTCTTACTATGGCGTGCTTTGAAAGATGCACGCTTGTTCTTCATTCTTTCAGACTCTCCAGCCTTAGGTTTGCCTGCAGTTTCAGCACCTTGTTCGCCGAAACGAATAGTCTTAACTTGGCTGCCTTGTTTAGCCACTACAATGTGTGACTTCTTTGGATGTCCAGGGGTGCGCTTAGGTTTATTAAAACCAGATACGCCAGCCCTCTTAAGCCTTGGGTCCGCTTTGCTTGCCATATTCCCCATACTTTCCTAGTACTGCTCTTACTGTTCCATTTTTGTTTAACCGCACTACATATCCATCTTTGATTTGCACAGAGTTAAAACCGTAGTGCGGTTTCAATTGTCCTGATGACATTAACGGTTCTTAACTCCAAACATACCGCCAAGGCCAGCGCCACCTTTACCAGCAAGAGGACCAATTACAGTTTTACCTGGTTTAACTGGATTGCTGTCAATTTTCACTGTTTTTTTATCGCTTACACGTGGCTCGTTTTTGTCTAAATACCGTGTAGCATTAGCCATTAATCTTGCTGTTCCGCCAGACTTTGCATTTTGTGTTTTCAATGTCTGTTTAGCGTTCCATTCTGCTCTTGCAGCATCTGCTGTAGCAGCAACTTTTTTAACTGTAGCCATTAGTTAGCACTTCCCATCGGATAAGCACCTGTTTTTCTCATAATCATTTCTTTTGCTTTTTGAAGACCACCTTGTGGTATGGTGCCTTCCCTTATCATTTTATCAAGCATTGCATTGGCTTTCGCTATTGCAGCATTTTCAGCAGCGTTAATTTCTTTCTTCCGTTGCTGGGCTGTTTTGCCTGGACTAATTCTACCTGGCATAGTTATTTTTTACCCTTCTTCATAACACCTTTAACCTTCTTAAGGTTGGGGTTTTTCTTCTTGGCTGCTGGTGAGGCTTTGCGGGCTCCAGATGCGAGGATTGCACCAGCACTTTTCATTGATACACCTTGCTTCTTGGCTATTGATTTCTGTGCTGCCTTGAAGCCCATTCCTTTTTTTGCTTTCATTACTTCTTCTTGCCCATCTTCTTCATAGCCATCTTCTTGACAGCAGCCTTCTTGCCTGCCTTCATAACCATTTTCTTACCTGACTTCTTGGCTTCTTTCTTTGCCATAGCCATACCTTTTTTACCGTATGAAAATTCTTTTCCATTTACCATTGGCATTTTATGCTCCTAGTTGATTAAGTACTGCTGCTGATTGTTTGTTTATATGTTTTGTTGGTGCCATCTTGCTAGAGTCATACGGTTTACCTAGTATGTCACTAGCCTTTACTGCCTCCTGAATCTTCTTCATAGAAGTTCCAGCAGGCTGGATACCCTGGGCTCTCGCCTCTTTGTAGGCATCCAATTCTTTATTAAATGCTTTAGTTGGCATAGACCTTTGGCTATGTGCATCACCAGTGTTCATCTGTATACTCAAACCCTTGCAGCCAAAGCATCCTTCTACTGGCTCAGGGTGGTGCTCCCAATGTTTCATATCGCTGTAAAGTTATCCTCTGTAATACCAACTCCACCAGCAATTAACGCTGCTTTAGTAGCAGCATCTACGGTGTAGTTATAACCACCTTGATAGTAGGCAGGATAAGTATCAAAATCAGAATCTTGTAGATATCTAACTTGAGCATATCCACCAGTAGGTTTAAGAACTATAGAAATACCTCTATTAAGTTTATAAAAATGAAATAACCGTCCACTACCAGCAGGACCTTCTTCAACTGTTGGAGTTGTAAAAATGTATTCAGTCATAAGTCCTCCTAATGAACTCACCCCAAAGGGGCAGACTTTTCAAATATGTCTACCCCTCAGAGTCAATCAACTAGAGAGCAGCGATTGAAGAACCAGATTCAATACGATACAGTGCTTCTTCACGATAACGTGCAAAGCCGAGTACGCCGTACCAACCCATTGGGCGGAAGCGCATCAACTTATCGGTTACGTTTCCGATAACAATGTGTGGCTCTTCTGCAACAGCCTCAGCAAGTGCTTGCTGTCCGCAGAGGATAGTATCAAATACGCGTGTTACTGGAGTTACAGTTACAGTTGTTGTAGCGGTAACTGCAGCAGTGTTGGCTGTATTTACAGTAAATGTAGTGGTTGAGCCAGATGTGCTGATTGCAGTAATCTTTGCACCTGATGCAATGCCAGTTCCAGAAATCTTGTCGCCAACCTCAGCGCGGGTTGCAATTACAGCAGAAGAAGCAACACCAAAGGTGAAGCCTGCTGATGTACCTGGAACAGTTACTGCGGTTGTAGCGAGAGCGGTCTGGTCTGCGCCATCTTTAGCATTTGGCAAACGAGAAGACTCAACAAAGAATGCTCCTTCGTAATCGCCAATTTCTCCTGCCCATACGTTATTAACGGCTGGGTCAGAGTTGATGTGAGCGAAGTTCCAGCCTAGGTTTCCAGACTCTGCACGCAGGTCGTGGGAAACTTCTGGGTGGATACCGCACCAGTAGTAAGAACCACGGCGAGCCTTGGCCTTATTAGCACGGAGTTTAGCGACAGCCTTGCGAATGTCTGCTGAATCAATTGTTGCGGCTGCTGTAATTGTTGCGGTGCTTGTAGCAGTGCTACCACCATAAATTACGTTAGTTCCGCCGATAAGAGTTGTTGAAACAACCTGGTCAATAGAATCAGCAAGGTTGTATGCAATGATATTTGCAATTGCTGGGTCTACATCTGCTAATGAGAATAACTCAAGAGCACGGGTAACAAGAACAGCATTACCATACTCGTTAAGAGTGATGGTTACTGAAGTTGGAGTCGTCATTGCGACTGCATCTGGGTCAGTAGTTTCTGTTAGTGTTGAAGTTTTTGCATCCAAGTCAACATAGCGCTGTAGCACTACAGTTGAACCTGGGATTGCTTGACGGGCAGGACGCTTATCTGCGACAGAACGAAGTAGTGGTTCTGAACGGAGAGCGAATTCTAGAAGACGGTCATACGCCTTCTGAACTAGACCTGCGGCGCCAACTGTTCCACCGAGAGATGCACTGTCGGTAGAGATAAATGCGTTGGACATAAGGTTTCGTCACCTCCAAGTGACTATGAACGGTTAGGAATTGCGTAGAAGGTGGATAAGTTCATCCATCGAACCCGCGTTATCTAAACGCGTGTTCATATCTACGGCTTTGTCTGGAGTCATACCGCCTTGAGTTAAGATATCTTGCTGACGTAATGTCGCAAGGTCTTTCTGCGTATCTTCATTTTGAGTTTCTGGGGTATAGCCAATTAAATCTCCGTTATCACGGAGCCAAGAATCAATAGATTCCTCTGTGGCATCCTCTACATCTTTCAAAATAAGGCGTGCAGCCTTAGCGTTTACTCCTTTTTTAGCCAGGACTTCGGAGACAGTTTGATGCCGCTTTTCCTTGACGAATCCTTCAAGTTGTTCGGTCAGTTCCTTGATACGCTTCTCATCAGCACGTTTGGCTTTCCTTAGTCTTTTGACTAAAGCATCGCCATCTAGTTGATGTTCAGGTACTTCTACCTCTTCGTCTTCTTCATCCCAGTAGTTGTTGCTCATAGCAACCACCCTTTCTATTCGTTGTTAGTCGCAAGCCACAGTTCTGCTCAGGGGAGGGCAGGCTGGCTCTTGCTACCAGTCTTATACACTGCACGGGGCTGGTTGGTCCGTGTCAGGAATCTAGTATGTACCGCCTAATTGACTAGTAAGCGATGATTTACCTAAACCACTAGCACCACTAAAAGAGGCTATTTCAGTTTCTTTTAGTTTTTGTCTCTTCCTTTGAGCCGAAGCAAGGGTATTAAATACTTCTTGCTCTGCTTCACCGAGACGATATTCATCTAATGTCTTACCATAAATATCAGATAGTTTTTCAGCCGTAGGTAGGATGTCTGCAATAGTTGCATAGCCCTTCTGTGCTTGGGCTTTAGTAACACCCTGTGCAGCCAACTGCTCAGATACAGTAACTCCAGCATTAATACCCTGAAGTTTGGCCGCTGCTCCAATTTCTGCTGCTGCAACCTGGCGTTCAATCTTTTGGAACTGTTGATTAGGGTCAAGAACATAAGCAACTAAGTCATTGTCACTAATTCCATAGAAACTGCGTAATGTATTAAGAATTGCTGGGTCAGCATTCTGTACTCTTTGTACTGCAGTTACTACACGATTAGTTAACTCAGTATCTGAAATGTCATTAGAAATAAATTGAGTTACATAATCATCGTTATCAAATTGCTTTAAACCATAGGCTCTAAGAATCTGGCGATAATCGTCTTCCATACCTAGATAGTCGCCTGGAGCAAGGACTCGTAAACCTTTTTCAATACGCTTTTGATTAGCACGAAAACGTTGCTTGTACTCATCTGTTTCTTGCAACTGTAAAGTAATAGTAGATTCACCAGCGCCGCCAATAGCCAACTCTTTAATTTTAGGAACAAGACTTGCTAGGTTATATTTAGTAAAACGCTCTGTTAAAACAGCAATAGCGCTTTCAGCCTTTTCTTTTTTGGCTGCTGCAACTTCTGCTGCTTTGTCTATTGCAGTCTGTTGATTGCTTGCAGTTAAAGATGCTATTTGGTTTTGTAAAGATTTAATAAGGGCTATTGTTGCTGGGTCTGTAGTTGTAGCAGCAGTAGTAGCAGCAGTAACAGCAGCAGTAGTAGTAGCAGTAACAGCAGCAGTAACAACAGGAGTAGTACTAGTGCTTACTACATTTGTTCCTTTAATAACCTGCCAAGAACCATTGACTCCGCCAACCCATTTAATTTGGTCACCACGAGCGACTTGTGCTGCCGTAAGAGTAGGTTGTGGTGTAGCGCTTTGTAAAAGAGAAATTGTATTAGCGGTCTGAGTATAAGCACCACCACCTTGTGCTTTAGCAATGGCCTTAGCGGCAGCAACAGCCGCTGCAGTATCACCCGTATTAATGGCTTGCTCTAAAGCAATAGTGCCAATTTCTACATTTTTACTTGTAACTGTTTTTTTAGAAGCAGCAATACTAGCCTGTAAATCAGCCAAAGGATTAGAACTAGTTGCTGGGGCTGGAGTACTATAAGTATCTCCACCACCATCTATCATTCTTGGATTTATTCTTGCCATTATGCTAGCCCCATATCTCTAAGTACTTTAAGGCCAAGGGTGTCATAAGTATCCCTAGCATTTTTAGTATAAT